CAAAACATACGAGATGATGATTGAGAGTTGGTGTCCAAAACAATATAAATGTGTTTATAATCCAGGAGGCACAGAGCCAAACATAGATGATGTCATAGATTCTTTAAACAATGCGGTGAAAAACAAATGACCGCATTTATGTTAGCATGTTATATGGGATCAGTGGTTCAGGGAGCGATCTACTTCAAATCGGTGAAGGATTGCAGTTTTTATTCTGAAAATTTAAGTGGTCAAACATTCGACACACCAAATGGAAAACAAGAATATAACTGTCTTTGTAAACTCGTACCTAAAATTGATCCTAAGAAAGTGAGAGTATATTAATGGTACAAAAAAAATTACAAAAAAATTCTATACTAAATGAA